CCGAGCATGGCGTCTTCGTGGGCGCTGAAGTCGTTCACCGGGACCATGCCCCGGCGCAGGGCCGCCGCGCCGCCAGCCTGCATTGCATAGCCGGCACCGCCCAGCATGCCGACGTGCAGCATCTGCTTGGCGTGGGCGGCCTTGAGATCGGCCAGGCGCTTGTGCTGGGCGGCCTGGGCTTCGAGCTTGCGGTTCTGTTCCTGCAGGGCCTCGGAGGTGGCCTTGACCTCGTTGCGGAGGCGGCGCTCGTGTTCGACCAGGCTGGCGGTGCTGATGCCGGCCGCCGAGAGCTTGTCGCGCAGGGCTTGCACCTTGGCTTGCTGGTCCTGGAACTGCTGGCCGAGAACTGATACCGCCACCTTGGCCTGCTTGAGCTGGCCGATCATCTTCTGGGTGGGCGGGCCGGAGGCGTTCAGCTCGCGCGTGAGCTGGCGGACGCGGTCCTTGGCGGCGTTGAGCTTGGTGGATGTGTCTTCCAGGCCGGTGCGCAGCTCGCGGAAGCGACCGATGTTCTTTTGCTGGGCGTCCAGCTCTTTGAGGCGCTGGCGCGTTTCCCGCAGGGACTTGGCCGCGGCGCTGCTGCTGCCATCGATCTTCTTGAGGATCGCGGTGGACTTGTCGACGGTTTGCAGGATGACCTGCAGGCGCAGGTCTTGGCTCATGCCTGACCTCGCGTGTCAGGCAGGCGCTGGGTCAGCGCTGGTTGAGCAGCTGCAGGATGCGGTCGGCCTCGGCCTGGTTGGCTTTGGCGCTGCTGTGCGCCCACAGCCCGGAGAGGGCCATGAGCGGCGCCAAGGCGATGCCGAAGGCAACCAGGGCGAGCACAGCGATGACGAGATAGGTGAGCATTTGCGCTCATGTTACTCCTTCGGGGGCTGGTGGCGCACGCGGGCGCGTTCTCGCCATTCCAGGAGTTCGGACAGGTGCATGTCGGCCGTGGCGGACGGCGGCCAGTGAAAAACGTAGGCCAGGTCCGCCATTGGCTCTTCTACGCAATCTGGGATTGCGCCCCCTTCGGCAGCAAAAAACCGGCGACCTCGGTGCCGAGTTGGACCAGGTCGGCCGGGGCCAGGTTCTGGACCTCGGGGCCGGTGAGGGTGGGCACGGTGACTCGCGGCAGCACCGTCTGCAGGGCGCCGACGTCCATCTGCAGGAGGTTCACCAGTTGCACGCCGCGCAGCTCCCCCGCGCGGGGGCGGCGCACGGTGATGTGGGTGATGACCTGGGTGCCACGGGTGATGGGCTCGTCGAGGGTGACCGTGTTCGGGGGCAGGGCGGTCTCGGTGGTGTCTTCGCTGGCCAGCGATGCGTCGGTTTGGGGGCTGTTCATGGTGGTGATGGGGCTGGTGGTGATGGGGCTTGCGTGGATCAGGCCAGGGCCAGGGCCAGGCGGGTTGCGGCAAGGCGGTCTTCGCCACCGATGTTCTCGATCATGTTGACGAAGTCGATCTCGATGACGACTTCGCCGTCGATGCTCAGCTTGTAGTAGCTCAGCGCGGACTTGACCTTGATCTGGGTGTTGTCGCCAGCCTTGGCCGTGCCGAAGCTCATCTCTTCGTGGCGGCCTCGCATGACCACCTCGAGCGCATGAGCGATGGGCTCGTCGTCCGACTGGATGGCGCCGGCAAAGCGCAGCAGCACGCCGCTGTGCGAGAGGGTGCCCCATTGCGCGATGAGCGAGCGCTCGAAGCCGGCGAGGGTCCAGTTGAACTCCAAGCCTTCCATGCCGTTGTCGAGCTTGATGGGGCCGTTCATGCCGCCGGCGCGGTACTCCTCCATCTTGCGGGTGAGGGTGGGGAGATCGGCTTCGGGAACCTCGCCCATGTAGGCGATGCCGTCGTTGAAGACGATGAAGTTCTTGAGCTTGCGAGGAAGAGCCATGTTGGTGCTCCAGGTTGTTCAGGCTGAGAGGGGATGCCGGGCGTCAGGCGGTGGCCACGCGCTTGGCGAAGTCGGCGAAGTACTTGTCAGTGATGCGCTGGCGGAAGGCCAGGTCTTCGATGGGGGGCAGCGGGGTGTAGTCGTAGTCGATGACGAGCTGCCCGCTCTTGAGGGTGCTGGCCTGGTTGACCGACTCGTCAAACCAGGCTTTGCCGTCGAGGATGTAGCCGCGGGTCTTCAGGTCGCGGAACTTGGCGTTCACGCCTTCGAGGATGTCCTTGACGATGCTCGGGTGCATGGGCTTGTCCACGGCCCACATGTGGCCCTCGGCGATGCTGTCGCGCAGGACCTGGGCGGTGCGGACGGCCGACTCGAAGACGAACAGCGGCTCGTCGCTGCAGGTGCGCGAGCCCCAGAAGCGGAAGCCGTTCTGGTTGACCAGCGTGGTGATGCCGGCCTGGTTGAGCACGCCCGCGTCGGTGGCCGAGGACTGGAGGTCCCAGGACACGTCGCGGCTGATGCCGGTGACGCCGGACACGGCCACGTTCGAAATGGTCTTGTGCCACCCCACCTCGTTGTCGATCTTCGCGCGCAGGCCCAGGGCGTAGGCCACGGCCGTGACGTCCTTGGTGCTGTTGGTGGCGGTGTCCCAGGCGCGGAAGTCGGGGTGGATGAGCATCAGCTCGCGGGCGGAGAAGTCCTCGCGGTAGGCGAGCGCGTCGGCGATGGTGTCCGTTTCGGAGCAGGTCGCATAGGCGAAGGCGTTGAGCTTCGCAGCGATGGCGGCCAGCTCCGTGGCGACCGGCTGGGTGTCCAGTCCCGGGGCGCCCAGGATGCGCGGACGGATGCCGAGCTGGCTCTGGGCGGACAGCAGGGCCTGCAGGCCGGTGCGCTGGCCAGTGGGCGTCACGGTGCCGATGACAGCCGTGTTGGTGGCGGCTTCGTCGGCGCCCGCAGTGACGCGAACGATCACCATCAGCGGGTTGGTCTGCTTCGAGATCGCGTTCAGCACGACGGGCAGCGTGCCGGTGTTGCCGGCCTTGCCGATGGCGGCCTCGATGTCGGTGATGAGGACGGCGGTGTTGAGCGGGAAGGTCGCGACGTCGGCGGCGGGGCCCGTGGCGACGAGGCCGATCACCGAGGTTTCGATCAGGGGGAAGGGGCGGATGCCTTCAGTGACTTCCAGGACACGGACGCCGTGGTGGTACTGGGTGAGGGACATGGTTGTCTCCGGGGTTCAGGTTGGTCGGGGTTGCTGGATCACCAGGTGATGGCCTGGACTTCTTCGATGGTTGCGGCCGCCTGGATGGCGGCCTCGAGCTGGCCCTTGAGCTGCAGCTTGGTGAGCGTGGCGGTGTAGCCGTCCATGCCCACCTGGCGGATCTGCTCGGCTGTGTGGAGCTGGTAGCTCCACTCGCCGTCCAGGTCCTGGCACCAGAAGGGCGCACGCCACTCGGCCGGCAAGCCGGGCTCGCGTGCCATGGAAACCGAGGCCTGCAGGTTGGCCTGGTCGGTCAGCTTGCAGGGGTAGGTGTGGACCTGGCCGAGGGCTGCAGACTCGAAGCCCGAGACGATGGCGGCCTCGCAAGCGGCGACGATCTCGGCAGTGCGCTGCGCCTTGACATCGGCGAGGCTGGGACCAGGGTCAGCAGCCAGCCATCCGACCGGGGGCTCCACGCCGGCGGCCGTGATCTGGTGCCGGCTGCGGTCGGCCAGCCAGTAGATGTGACCCTTCCAGTAGGGGATGACCGTCCAGGCCGTGCGCTCGGCGTTGATCTTGGCGATCTCGCGGGGGCCGGTGGGCGGCGGGGCGAACTCGACGGAGTTGTATGGCAGGGTGTACCGGTCGGTGGTGAACGGCACCAGGTACTCGCGGCCCAGCTCGCAGGGGCCCGTGTAGAGGTCGTCGTCGCTGAAGGTGTGGACGATTTTCTTCATGGTGGTCAGATGTGAATGACGCCAGGGAAGGCGGTCGAGCGGCCACGGGTTTCAGTCGCGATTCGAGGCGCGCCGTATCCACCCATCTCGGTGATCCAAGGTGTGGCGATCTCCCACTCATGGCCACTGCCGTTGGTGGTCACGTCGCCTGCGTCGCCTTCGCGGTTGCCGTTTTTGAAGGCGTGGTTGTGGCCCTGGAAGGCGTCTTGCAGCCAGGCGCCGAAGGTCTGGCCGGGGATGACGCCGCGCAGGTCGTCCCAAAACCGGATGTGTTCGCCTCGCACCTCGGGGGTGGCGAACGTGCCGTCGAGGTTGTCCTTGTAGAACAAGGTGCCGGCAGTCCATCCAGCCGTTTTCATCAGGCCGTAGTGCTTGGCCCAGTGGTAGAGCGTCAAGGTGGTGGGCAGGCCGGTGACACCGGTCTTTACCCAGCCGTCGCGGGTGACCGGTTGGGTGTCTGGACGAAGCCAGCCGATGTCGATGGATGCATAGCCGGTGAAGGCTGCGCCATTGGCGTTGAACACGCGCCACGTCATGATCGACTGGTAAGCCTCGTGCCAGATGGGGCCGATGTTGGCAGCGGGCAGGGGCTCGGCGGCGGTGAAGAAGGGGAACCTGTTCCCCATCGCCGACTGCAGGCCGGCTGGTGTCACCGCGAGTTGATCGCTCAGGCCTGCAGCGGTCTCTGCTGGGGTGGCCAGCTCGACGACGCCCTTGCGCTCGGTGGTGGCGGCCGGGTTTGAGAAGCTCGCGTCACCGAAGATCAGCGTGGAGATGTCGGCGCTGCCGTCGAGGATGCGGGCATCCGTCGAGAGCAGCATGATCGAGGCGCTGGTCTTGTTGATGATCGGGTCGGCTTGCCCGTAGCTGCCCAGCAGCACGCCGTTCTCCAGGTACAGGCCATAGCCGCGCACGACGTAGGCGTCGTCTGAGTCATCCCGGATGGTCACGTGGATGGTGTCTTCAGCGACGACTTCGCCAGAGATCGTGGCGATGCGCTTGATCTCGTCGGCGATGGGGTTGCCCGAGATGATCGCGGTCGATGTGATGCCGACGCTGACGACGGTGCGCGCGGCGGTGCCCGTGTGGGGCGCGTTGATGAGCGAGTTGCGCCCTGCGGCGGTGAGCTTGAAGATGAACGCCATGTTTATTCGATGACCAGGTCTAGGCGGCGGAAGATGGCCGGGCGGCCCACGGCTGCCGCGCTGATGTGCGCTTTTGCTGTCAGGCCCATGACGAAGGTGAAATGGCTGCGGAGCGGCTTGGTGCGGGTCACCTCGTCGATCACGTCGTTGACGAACTGCTCCGTCGTGGTCGTGCCTGCGTCAGGCACGGTGAGCACCAGCTCAAAGGTGTGCGGCTCGCCCTGGGGCGTCATCTGCCACCACTCGCGGATGCCGATCTGCCCGCCGAAGCTGCGCACGGCGTCCTTCACAGCCTTGACGGTGCCTTTGCGGCGGTGGATGCCGATGGAGGCTCTGACGCGGCTGCGTTTGATGGCCTCGGGCCACTCTGGGCGCCAGGACTCAACACCCACTGTCCAGGCCAGCCAAGGCAGGATCGGCGCCGGGCAGTGGTCTGCGCTCCACAGTGCGCGATGCATGTGGGGGATGCCGTCGATGGCCTTGACGGCGACCTCCTCGGCGGCCTTGTCTAGGGCGGTGGCGTTGGGCGGCAGGAGCGACTTACTCACTGGTGCCCCCGGGGATCAGGTTGATGGCGGTGCAGTAGGCGGCCTGGGTTTCGTCGCAGACGACATCGGCGGCCGGGCTGGTGAGCACGAGCTTGTGGACGCCAGCAACCTGCAGTGCACCGACGATGCCCGTGTAGGTGGGCGTGCGCTTGATGCGGTGCATGGCCTTGGTGTAGACCTGTGCTGCGGCCAAAGCGGCTGCGATGACCGTGGTGGCATCTGGCCCCGGCAGGGTGTAGATCGTGGCCTGGACCGCGTATTCGATGACCTCGGCGCTTTGGACGATGACCCAGTCGGTCATCGGTCGCGTTTCATCGGCTCCCAGGCTCTGCGAGACCTGGGCAAGCAGCTCGGGGGACGCCGTGCCGTTGCCGGTGCGCGAGAGCACGCTCACGATGACTTTGCCCGGGATAGGGCTGTGCGGCCACGCGTCCAGAACCTGACCGCTGGCCTTACGTGCGTGGTAGACGTAGGCCTTCTCGGGCCCTGCGACGGTGAACCCGTGGGGGGCGAGGTGGATGCGCTCGCGGAAGGACTCGTCGTCTTCCATGACCGCGTCGACGGGCGGTGATGCGTCCGGGTCGGCCGGCGTGATGACGAGGCGTGGCGTGTCGAACCAGGCGCCGATGGCATCCAGGTCCGTGCCCTTGGAGTAGGGCAGCATGACGGCCAAGGCACTCTCGTTCGCTTTTGCCTTGTGCTGCACGATCTGGTAGGCCAGGCGCTGCAGCCACTTCGTGAGAGGCTCCGACTCGAGCTGCAGGGTTTCTGCCGCTGCCGGGAAGGCTTCGATCATGTCGGCCTTCAGTGCTTCGAACTCGGCCTCGAAGTCGAGCACCTGCACCACCTCAGGGGGCGGCAGCTTGGACATGTCGATGATCTGGGCGGTGCTCATGTCAGGCGGCGGCAGCGAGTTGCAGGGGCATGCGCAGCGACATCACCGAGCGCTGGCCGTTGAGAGGGGTGTAGAGGCCCTTGATGTCTAGGACGTACTGGCCGAGGCGGTCGCCGGTGGTGAGCTGCACGCGCGACAGGCGGACACGCGGCTCCCACTTCATGAGCGCGCCAGCGATGGCGGCGTAGATGCGGACGGCCGTGGTCTCGTTGCCGGGCTGGTCGATCAGTTCGGAGATGAGGCTGCCGTAGTCGCGGCGCATGAGGCGCGAACCGATGGGAGTGCCCAGGATGTCGGCAATCGACTGGGCGACGTGGTCGATCTCGGAGATGGCGCGGCCGGTGGTGACGTTCATCATGGCTGGGCCACGCTGGTGTCGTTGGAGCCCCACTTGTGGTGGTGGCCCAGGAGGCTGATGAGGCCGGCGACCACGTCGTCGGCGTGGATCGTGCCCACGATCTGCATGGCATGGGCGCCGGACGGGCCGGTGGGGTTCGCACGTCCGGCCATGCCTGACAGGAAGGTGAGCAGGCCCTGCACGGTCAGCAGGCCGGTGATGTCGGTCTGCGCTGCTTCGAGCACGATGTGCTGGCTCGTGAGCTTGATCTGCTGGGGGGCTGTGATCTCGGCGCTGCCGCTGGCGGGCAGGGTGGCGGTGAGCTTTTGCGTTGCCTGGTCGTAGCTGATGACGGCGCCGTCGGCGTAGGTCGTGCTGTCAACCGAGGCCTGGTTGCCCGATGCGGGGTTGGCATCGCTGCTGAAGCCGTAGATCACCAGGCCTGCAACGGTGTCGCCGCCTGGGCTGAGCACGATGCACTGCTCGCCAACGGTTGGTGGCGACCAGCGGCTCACCGCGCCAGAGCGAATGGAGTACCAGTAGAGCCAGTCCGTGGTCAGTCGGCCAGATTGGACGCGGCAGCGGGCGCCGTCCAGATCGACTTCAGCGACCGTGCCCATGCGCACGAGGTTCTCGATGCGTCGGATGAGGTCGTTGATTTGGTCGGTGGCAGCCATCAGCCGATGGTGCCGATCTCGCGCGCGCGCGGCGAGTGGATCTGGGTCGGCTGCGGGCCTGCTGACCCGAAAGTGGCGTAGCTGTTGCCGCGCCGCTGGTCAAATACATCTGCGCCATCCGGCGCGAAAGAACAGGGCGAATTGCAGGCTGTTGGAGCACCCTGCAAAACACCTCCGCCGTGAATGCACACGGCATCGACCTAGGCCCTGCCACCTGGTACCAGGCAGGCGCATTGTAGGGATGCCATGCGAGAAGTACGGTGTGGCAACTGCCGCCGAAAATTGGCCGTTGGGATCTTCCAACGGCTTCAGATCAAGTGCAGCCGCTGTGGCTGCGTCAATGACCTGAGGGACGTGATCCCCCAGCCAGAGCGCCATGGAGCGTCGAGCACGGCCACACGCCGTGTCGCCTCACATGAGCAATGCGAAGAAGAGCCCCCTGGCCTGGCTGGGCGGCAAGAGCCGGCTGGCTGACAAGATCATCGAGCGCTTCCCGGAGCACGACGCCTACGTCGAGGTCTTCGCGGGGGCGGCCTGGGTCTTGTTCAGGAAGCCCGAGTCCGACGTCGAGATCATCAACGACATCAACAGGGACTTGGTCAACCTGTACCGGTGCGTGAAGCACCACCTCGGCGAGCTGTGCGCGCAGTTCAAATGGATGCTGGTGGCGCGCGACGAGTTCGACCGCTTCATGCAGACCCCGGCCGAGACGTTGACTGACATCCAACGTGCTGCGCGGTTCTACTACCTGGCCAAGTCGGCGTTCGGGGCCCGGATCGACAAGCCGACGTTCGGGGTGGCCGCCAGCGCGCCGTCGAGGCTGAACCTGCTGCGCATCGAAGAGGATCTGAGCGAGGCCCATCTGCGGTTGTCGCGGGTCTACATCGAGAACCGCCCCTACGCACAGATCATCGAGCGCTTCGACAAGCCGGGCACGCTGTTCTACCTGGACCCGCCTTACTGGGGGTGCGAGGGGGACTATGGCCCAGGCCTGTTCGGCCGCGAAGACTTCCAGCGCCTGGCGGACCAGCTCGGCGGCGTGCAGGGGAAGTTCATCCTGAGCCTGAACGACACGCCCGGGGTGCGCGAGGTGTTCCGCCCCTTCCACATCGAGAACGTGACCACGCGCTACAGCGTGGCGGCCAAGGGGCAGAAGAAGGTCGGCGAGGTGCTCATCAGCAACTTCAGGCCGATCAAGCCGCGCCCTGCGCGTGCTTGAGGATGAGGTCGGCGATCATCTGCCGGTCATCTTCCGTCAGGCCCAGCAGGACGCGGGCCTCGTAGCGGATGGAGCGGCCACCAGGTTGGGCGGTGTCCCGGCCGCCTTCCTGGTGCACGGTGGCGATTTGAGCGGTGCGACCGGTGAAGCCTACCGACACGCCTTCCTCGTCGAGCAGGATGCGCAGGAAACGTGCGGTGCGCAGCTTGGTGAACATGGCGCGTCGGATGCGGCCCTTGGCCTGGCGGGCCTTGCTGGAGGCCTGCGCCTTGCGCGGTGCGTAGTTGCTGCCGTCAGGGTTCTGCTGTGCGGCGATCCGGGCCTGCTGGGAGCGGCGAAGGGCCTGCCCCACTTCCCTGGCCAGGCGCCGCCGCGCGGGGCCCGTCAAGGCCTCCAGCAGGGGCGTGGCCCAGGTTTCCAGCGCGGTGAGATCGTCGGCCATGGGTCAGTCCTGCGGCGGCTCGAATGTCCACGAGGCCAGGACCTGGTTGCCCAGGACGGCTTGCCATTGCTGCGGCTCGTCGACCAGGCCGACGCGGGGCGGCTCGTCTCGGTGTGTGACGTGATACCTGCGGGCCGTTTCGGGGCTGGTCGGCTGGGGCCCTGGTGCCACGACGACGGCTTCGGTGAGATCGACCTCGATGCTCAGATCCACCGCCTCTTGGTCGAGCAGCTCGGCCTCGAAGCGGATGGCCGATGTGCGCCGCTCAGGGTTGTCGAAGATGTCGAGCTGGTTGCGCTTGATCCAGGCCAGCAGCGGCACCATGACCGCGTCGGCGTGGCCGGCGAAGTCCAGGATGACGATGCGGGCGGTGAAGGCGTACTCGAAAGACAGAGAGCTGCCGCCTGTGCACACCAGGCGCCCGCGCTCAACGAAGACCGTGAGCTTTTCCGGGGCCTTGGCCAGGAGCGGTGAGGCCGCCGTCAGGTGAGCGCGCAGGGACACGAGCTTTTGCATGGGATCAGTCCGCTGGGTTGTCGGTCCACCAGAGCATCTTGCCCTCGCCGAATTGCGCGCCGGGGTAGCCGCCGGTGAGGGGAGTGGGGTCTGTGGCAGAGCCGATCAGCACGTTGTCGAGGTAGACGTCGAACACGCCGATGGCGGTGGGGATCACCTTGACCCTCACGGTGGAGCCTGCGGCGATGTTGGCGCCGTAGATCTGCTCCAGCGGTGGCCAGGTGTCGTTGCGCATCACATAGACCCGGCTGCCGGTGAACTCGAAGCGATAGCCCTGGGTCTGGTTGGCGCGCAGCAGCACGCTGAAGCCGCCGCTCACCCCTTCGAACACGGCCTCGACGCCGACCATGTCGCCCTGACCGTCCTGCAGCCAGAACCAGCTCGGGTTGTTGTTGGCGTAGTAGTAGGAGACCTGCAGGGCGCCCGCGCCGTCGCACGTGTAGTGGTCGGTGGCCACGCCGTAGCCGCCGTAGTCTCGGCCATTCCACTTGCCGCTCAGGTCCGTTAGCTTGGCACCCGATGCGCCGTTGAGGTGCCAGATGTCGGTGGCCAGCTCGGGGTCCATGGTCACTGCGGCCAGGGTGATGATGTTCGACAGGGCCACGCCAGCTTCGGCGCCTTTGTGTGCGGTGACCTCCCACTGCAGGGTCCGGCCAGAAGCACCAGCGCCTGGGGTGTAGGCGTTGTCCTCGTCGACCACGGAGCCATTCTCGATGGCGCGGTAAGTGAAGCTGTCGGGATCATTGGTCCACGAGCCGGTGGATACCACGTGCTCGAAGGTGACCTGGCCAGGGCCAGAGATCACCGGCAGCACTGTGCATTGCGGCGTGGTCGCGCTCACCATGGTGAC